ATGAAAGCTATTTTAACGAAGAAAATTATTAGCTGTATCGCAATTAGTGGTGTTTTAAGTTTCAGTGCATTTGAGATTATGGCAGCGAATCAACAAACTATAAATGATGGGAAGAATCACTCTAAAATATTAAATGAAAACCATGAAAATTTGACTGATAGTCAAATTTTCAAGATATTAAGTACAGCTAATAATGGTGAAATTAAGCAGGCAAAAACTGCATTGCCAAAATTAAAAATGGATGAAGCTAAGAAATATGCTGAAATGATGATTAAAGAACATTCAGCCAATGAAAAAAATGCACAAGCGTTGGCAAGTCGGTTACAGTTGATTTCACAAACCAGTAATCTTAGTAAATCATTGCAAAATGATAGTGATAAAATTGTTAGTAAGCTTAATCAAATAACATCAGATACTGATAAAAATTATATGATGAGTCAAGTTAAAGTTCACCGTAAAGTTTTGACGATAATTGATAAGCAGTTAATACCAAACACGAAAAGTTCTGAATTAAAAAATATGCTCGTACAAACACGTGATGCTGTTGCGAAACACTTAAAAGCAGCTGAAGATATATTTAAAAATATGAAATAATATATAATTATTATCTTTTAAAAATACATTTAAAAAGCCTAGGATTAATTAACTAGGCTTTTTAAATTGCATATACATAAAATCATAATTTCCTGCAGGGCAGTGTAAAACTAAAATGTTATGGGTAATGTTTAATCTAGCGAAATATAATGATTATGGGATAAAGGATGATATAGTTGTGAAGACTATTTGAATAAGAATTTTTATTGATGAGAAATAATTTCTTTAATTAATAACATCTCCTTACTTAATAGGGGTATTTATGAAACATAACTAACCTAAAGGTGAATTATAATAATAATTGTCAAGCATACTTCAAAAGTTCTTTTAATATTCTAGCCCTTTTGAAAGATACTAGATTTTAAAATATAGGGAGTAAGAAAATGGTAAATACAAAACAATCAAATTCAGTTGGTAATCATACGACTCAAAAAGAGCCATCTTCTAATGGTAATGTATCAAATAGCAAACCATTACAAGACATTTCATCCACAATTGATAATGCTCGTCCAGATTTAAACTCTCCACCGATTAATAACAATCATGTACCCGATATGAATGAAGGGGGAGAGAATTTAGTTGCTACAGGTGCAGGAACCTTGGGAGGAGCGGCGGTAGGTGCTGCATTTGGTGTTGTTGGCGGCCCTCCAGGTGCTGTTGTTGGGGGGATTATTGGTGGTGTGGTAGGGGCAATAGCAGGTAGTGATATAGCTCAAACAAATAATCAAAAAGATGATAGTAATGACTGGCAAGAAGAAGATAATTATTGGCGAGAAAACTATAAAAAAATGCCATATTATACTGAAAACAAGAATCTAGAATATGATCGTGATTATCAGGCGGCTTATCGTTTAGGTTATGAAAATCGTGTACATAATAATGCAGAAATTAATTTTTCCGAGGTTGAATCTAAATTGAAAGCTAAATGGGAACAAGTTAAAGGCAGTTCACGTTTACAGTGGGAGGAAGCTAAATTTGCTGTAGAAGATGGATTGAAAAAAATTCATCCTTAAGTCATTTAATACTTAGAAAGTCTCCTCAATGGGGGAGACTTTGCGATAATATACTTTTAACCTAATTTTTAATTTTAAGCCATTTTTTAATTTCAATATCAATAAAAACTTAATGATGGGTTTAATCATAAAATATTAATTATATTTTCATTATTCTTTTTTCTTTAGGCATTTAAGTATTTGAACAATTAAGCGGGCACTCTTCATTTTTCTACCTTCTTCTTGTTAGTACTGTTCGAAAAGAGCATAGAAGGAGATATGGATTTTTTCAGTCTCAGGATTAGCCTGTTCAGATTGTAATTCTAATAATTTTTTAGCGGCCCATTGCTCACACTCACTCGCTGTATCTCGAGTAGCTGTGTAACGTTTGCCTAAATAACGAACAGTGATGCGCCACGCGTCTCCGCGCTTAACCGGCTTTTGCATAATAACACTCCAAATTTCGTGGTGTCGCAACGGAAATATAAAGCGTTTTTAATGCGAATTTTGACTATTTTGAGTAGTCAAAGCTAACCAATAGCCAATAAAAAAACCACCTAATTCTTTCGAATTAAGTGGTCTTTAAATTTTGGAGCGGGAAACGAGACTCGAACTCGCGACCCCAACCTTGGCAAGGTTATAATAATTTAATTAAATCAAATGTTTAAAAATGAGTGGCGGCGTTGTGGGGGCGGGCAATTTTATTGTAATAAAATATTTATTTTATATCGTTTTATGAGCAAAATAGATATTAATAAAACTCCATTATATTAACAAAAGGAAAAAGTAGTGTCTTTTAAAATTACGGGTGACCTGAGTGGTTTAAAAAAGCTTACTGAAAATGCTAAAAAACTTGATGGTGAACAACAAGTATCTTTAGGTACTTTATTTAATGAGGGGTTTCTTCAAGCTAATACTGATTTCAAAAGTATTGATGATCTTTTCGAGAAGGCAGGTTTTAAAGTAGAAACAGAAGAAGATTTTGCAGCTATTCCGCAAGAAGATATTGATGCTTTTGTTCGTGAAAACACTAAATTTGAGAGTTTCACTGATATGCAGCAACAGGCGATGACGGAGTATGTGCGTAAGCAGTTATTTAAAGGTTTAAAATAATTAAAGGCGCATATAGCGCCTTTTTTAATTTTTACGTCTTGCCTGTCTTTGGGCCTTGGCCTTACTTAGATTATCTAAAATTGGCATGACAGTAGCAGGACTATAAAGGTGCTTCCCATCACTGCCAAGATTAAATGGTCTTAGTTCATCAATAATGGTCTTTCTAGATAAATTATACCGTTCCATTAGCCATGAAGCAGGCACACGGTTCGGTATTTCTTCCGCTTTAATTTCCAAGACTTTACCAATATTTGGTACATCGTCATGTATAAAAATTTGAGGCGGTTTTTCTGATTCAACTACAACAATATATTTTCCCATCTTTATACACCTTATGTTCTAGCAATGTTCTCAGGAGTAATCACAGAGGGTCAGCAATGCGATTACACCTGTAGAACATTGCTAAGAATGTTCAATAGAAATATTTAAAAAGGTATGTCTTCCAAATGCTCTGTTTTAATAACTGGGTCAGGAATATGAAGAGTGCAGCTTGATACTAAAACATGAAATTCTTCACCAGGATTAAGTTTTGCCAAACGGTGTGCTTCACGCTCAGCGCTCGCATAACTTTCATGTTTATAAGTAGGATTGCCGCGGCCTTCACTCCAAACTAAATAAAATGGTTTCATGGCTGTTTAGCTCCCGATTCGCCTTTAACTAATTGTTCAATAAACTCTGCTAATTCATTTGCACCAACCACAAATGCCTCTCCATCTAATTCCATTGCTTGTGTAGATTGAACAGCAATCCATGATTGAATTTCATTGATGGTTTGATCTGGCACCGCCTGATCTTTGGCTTTTATCTGCCATAATTCCCAACCTAGTTGAGACTTAGAATTTGTATATTCTCCGTCTTCAAGTTCTAGGTCACGCTGCTTACCACCAACACTTAAATAAGCTTCTTCAAATGCTTTTCGTTCATTATCTAAATCTGTCATGCTGCCACCTTTGTTTTTAAAATATTGTGAGCTTTCAAACGTTGGCGTAGGGTGCCACGGTTCAGGCCAAGCAATTCGGCAGCCTTAGTTTGGTTGCCCCGTGTTTTGATCAATGTTTCTTCAAGTAAAGGCTTTTCTAGGAGTGCCATTACTTCTGCATGTGCATTGGTTGTGTTGGACTCAAGTGCAGCTCTAATTTGATCGAGTGAAACAACGGTTGTTGTAGTCATGCTGCTACTCCTGCATTAATGATTTTGAAAAGAGGGTTGAGGGCGGTAATATCCAGTTGTTTTTTTGCACGGGTTGCGGCCACATATAACAAGCGTGCTTCATCTGGCGTTAATGGCTTTTCACCTTCAGAAACTGACTCTTTATAGAAATAGTCACCGCCCAATTTGACCTTGTTAAATTCAAGGCCCTTGGATTTATGAGCCGTTGTCACAACACAGTCGTAGTCGTTAGAACTGCTTTTCAATAAAGCTTCAATAAGTGCGTTTTCGCCTACTTTTTCAATCAAACTCACAAGTGGTTTAAGGTCGCTGTTTGAAACTTCGTGACTGTATTCAAGCACTTCTTCCCAAGTGCTGAAGCCTTCAAATGCACTTCCATCGGCTACGCGTACACCTGCTTTAACCTTTTTGGCATCTTCAATATTTTTAATTAAAGTAGCTGTATCAACTTCAAGACGTGGTTCACGCCCTAACTGGATAAGCTCAACCATGTGTGAAAGGGCAGCGGCATTAGTCCGGAAAATAATTGCATCGGCAACGCTGTCATGAACTTCACAAACTTGTGATTCAATTTGTTCAAAACCGCGTAAAGGAATGTCTTCATCTAGCACATTGAATAGAATTTTATTTGCTAGGTCTGCAATTTCATTCCCGAAACGGAATGACTGGCTGAGTCGGGTTTCAGGTATTTCTAAAGACTGCATTGCATTTACTGCACCACGAAATGCATAGATTTGTTGGTGTCTATCCCCAACATAAATGACCTGAGCAGCTTGATTATTTAAAACGTTCAGCATGATTGGGTCAGCATCTTGTGCTTCATCAAACAGAATAAAATCTGTGTTGATGACTGGTTTGCTGAGTGCCCAATACTTTAAATAATGATCATGCTCTAAACGGTTTACACCGAACGGGTCGAGAATATCTTGCCAATAGTCATTTGCCTTTGGTAAAAGAATTTTGGCTAGTTCCGCACGATGTGTTTCTTCCATCCAATCGGGTAAAGCAGCGTAAACCTGTGATAACTGGATTTCTGAATAATTAGATCGGCAGAAATAGCCAACTGCATTAATTAAAGATGTAGCCATGCGCTTATTGTTAAATAAGCGTTTTTGGTCATCTTCACCACGTTGCTTTGTTAAGGCTACAGGCACTTGATACGACTCAAGGTCATGACGTGATGCAATTTGATTCGACATTAAGCGACGATTGCTAAGTTTTTTAGTAAACCAACGCGGTACCGAATTAAATGCGAGACTATGGAAGGTTTTGCAACGAACGTTGCTGTTAAATTTACCTTGTGCTTCAGTAGCAATTGCTTTGTTAAATGCCAAGTACATGCCAGATTGATAGCTTTTAGCATTACCTATCAATTTAAGCGTTGATGTTTTTCCTGCACCCGCATAAGCAGTTACCTTGCAAGACTCACCATCAATTGCCATATCAATGGCTTGTTTTTGTTCAAGAGTAGGTTTCATGGGTGAATTTCCCTAAGCACCCTTAAAATTAAGGGCGCTCGTATAAAATTTATTTAAAAAGTGATAGTGAGTTATGCGGTTAATTCAGCCGTTTTTCTTTCAAACAATGCACTGACAGAATCAATCTGTGCATCAGTTAAGAATGATGTGTTTGGCTCAAATTGCTTTTCCATAATTGAATTAATTGCTTCAATTGAGTTTGCAACTTCCAAATCATCTAAAAGCTGAAGATAGAATTTCTGATTTGCGTAAGCGTTTTTAATATCGGTCTGTGCCGGTTCACCAAGATCAGAAGGAATGGTTGAGCCAAGTGATTTTAAATCAGCTAAGTTTTCAACCTTGCCAATATCTTCGATGCATTTTTCAACATCAAAAGAGACTTTTAATTCAACTACTTTATCCTGCTGTTCTTCACGTTCGGCTAACTGAGCTTTTAAACCCGCAGTACCTTGATGTTTTGGAAGCTTCGATGGCTCAGGTGTTACATCAATTTCTTTGTCACGCTCTTCCTCAGCTACGCCAAAGCCTTTTAGAATATCTGTGAACTCATCACGCAATGCCCATCCACGTGCACGCATTTGCATCATGCGTTTTGGATATTGTGTCCAAGGACCTTGTTTGCTTAATAAACCTGCGCGTTTAGCATCTTCTTTAGTGAAAGTTTTAGTTACAGCTTTTTGGCCTTTACGTTTAACGGTACAAGTCGCCATATCTTCTGTTTGAGTTTCTTCAAACTGTTCAAGCAAACCTGAGCTACGAACAAGAGCAAGTACAGCATCACCCCAAAGAGAAGGGCGTCCATTAATTACCGCGATGTTTTGCATTGCTTGAAGTGGTTGCAAGCCAATTTCAGCACCCCACTGCATTGCGACTAAAATATTGCCTGGTTTTTTCTGGTAGTCCTTAGGAACAATTTCAGAGTTAGCCAATAAATCTGCAACCTGCATTGCTTCCGCTAATGTAGTTGGAGTTAAAAAGCCTGTGTTTTGTACTAATGCATTCATGATAAGTTTCCTTAAATTAGAGATTCTTTAAATTTGGTTGCGATGCGAAAAACTCGAGTACTGCTAGTACTGCAATATTTTTCAAAAAGTTCAGGTTCTTTTTCCTTCAACACTTTGGTATCAATGCGTGTTGAAGATTGGGCTTTATAGGTGCAGATAGCTTTACCTTGACTAATCATCATTTCAGCATCTTGCATAGAAGTAGCGATTTCTAACTTGATAGCTTCTTCGCGAGCTTCCGCATCCTTTTTAGCTTGTTGAACTTTGATTAGTTCTTCAGCTAGTTTTAAATGATCGCGTGTTGCTTCTACCTGTTTACCAATTACGTGTTTAGACCAACGATGTAAAACATCATCAAAACAAGTTGGTTCCGGTGGTACATCTGCTAAAACATGGTTAAACCAGAATGCTTTTACTTGGTTGAAAATAGATTTAATAAGGTCCTCATCGCGTTCGATGCGATACATACGGAACTTATTGCCACCAATTAGCACAGCTAAATGAATAATTTGACAGCCAGTAATCATCAGATACCAAAGACATTGTGTTAGGTAATAGTCTGGTATCTGGTCAGTGTCTTGTTCACCAAATAATTTGCTCATGTATTCACTAGCTGTTTTGCATTCAAGCAATTGATCTGTAGTCAATGCACCATCTTTAAAGCGTACGTTTCCTGAGATTTCAGGATTAATCACAGCACGGTCAATATTGCCAAGCGCCCAAGGGTGATCTTTTAAAAATAATTGCTGTTTTACGCGCTGAACTTTCATACCTGATCTGCGCGAAAACTCTTTAGCAACCACATCTTCAAGTAAATTACCAAAGTGAGCAGATTCATTTTGTTCTGACTGCTCGCTACGACCTGTTTTATCAAGCCACAATTGATATGGTGATTTATAAGGGCTGAAACCTAGAATGGCTGCCACATCTGAACCGCCAATACCTTTTTTACGGTTTTCTAGGAATTTTTCACGGTGAATTTGTGTATTCATAAAAACTCCTAAAATGGCAGGCCTGTTTCAAGTTGAAAAATAAGATGTTCTACTGTCATATACATATTTGGATGTAGTCCACAATGCTTACGTTGAATAGCCTCAATAAGCTTTTGTTTCATTGCATCGACACTTTCATTAGTGCCTTTCTCACGTTCATAAATCATTGCATCTGCTTGCTTGTATGAATCACTAGCAATAAACTGACTTAATGTTTGACCATTTTGTTTTGCCCATTCACGCATGCGGTCTAACTCAAATTGATTAGAAATGGTTGCTACCATTCCTTGCATCGCAGCTGTGGCAAAGTAGTCTCTTAGGTCCATAGGTTGAGAGTGAATTTTCATATCAGCCACCCAACTTTGCTAATTTTGTTTCAATTGATTCTTCAAGCGCTTCATTGATCTTTACAAGCTCAAAGCGGTCGATATAGGCATTTACAACACCTTCTTCATCAACCACATTGATTGGCTCTAAACGGTCAATTTGGATGCCTGTAGCTCGGTTAAATCCATTGCTGTTGTCATATCCTGAGAAGTCAAAGCCGACTTCAATGCGAAAGCGCATATCACTGGTAAGAATTGATGCATGACAATCAGTGTGGCAGTCGTTGTAAGGGCCTAAATCCAAATCATCTACTGTGTAAATAGGTGAAAAAATACTTATTTGTTGTGGGCCTAAATTCTTATAGGCCATATGTGCAGACGCTAGTGCAAAACTCATAGTCACCACTAAAACAACAATCCCACCAATAAAACATGTTCCAAAACCTAAAGCAGGGCTGTTTTTATATGCGTCTTTTATTGCCGCAATTAATTGGTCGCGTTGAATTCGCAAAGCATTTTTAATTCGCTTTACTTTTTGTTTTCGAATTAATCCTTTAATCAGATTACGATGATTATTTGAAATTTGACTAACCATAATGTTCTGTTCCATAATGACCCCGTTATCTTTAGCTGTTGAATAACAGTGAAGAAGTAATGCTTGTTTAGATCGCCCCGTCCTTCGCCAAAATTTCGGGGCTTTCTTATGTCTAAAAGTTAGAAAAAATTAAACTGAACCTTCCAGAATCTGCACATAGTTAGGCAGGCCTGCTAATTCAATTTCTTGATCATCTTTGGTAATGGTTTTACCGTCACGAATATATTCGACGGTGTCTTCCATTGATTTTTCGATTGCTTTTTCTAGTTGATCTAAGTCGTACCAGAACACAATCGTGCCTTCTTTAATGCGATAGCGGAAACGCGCAGGCAGGGCATAGTGATTGCCGCCACGATGTACTTGGATACCGAAAACGATTTGTTCAGGAATAGTGAGATTGCCCGCAGTACCGGCACGCGCTTCAATTGTTTCGTTGTAGGTCAATTGAACTTGGCCGTTATCGGTACGAATCCCTGATTTAAAATCAACATTCGTTTTTGCATTTAATGTTTGTACGATTTCATACAAAACTGCTGCGTCTGGTTTATTGATGTAAGGCATTACATCTTCTAAAAACAAAGCAAAGTTTGTTTGACTAAACTTTTCACCCGATTTTTCTTCAATTTTTTTAAATTCAGGTGTCTTTTCAGCAACAAAATATGCTGCATGTTTGCCATGTCGTGGCGCAAGTACTGAACCTGTATTAGTTTCTTTCTCGACTTCGTGATAATCGAGCACAGCTTTAAATTTGCCTTTCAATACATCAACAAACACTAAAGAGTTCTTATCCGCATAACGAGAGACATACGCAATAAAGTCCTTTGCTGTATGTAAATTAACGCTTTGCGTTAAAGTAAGAGGGCGTTGTAGTAATGCTTCAAATTCATGAACTTCACTACCATGTGGCACTACAACAAAAGGCAACACACCTGTTGATTGAGTGACATTTTGCAGGCTTGTTTGACCAAGCTTGTAATTGGTTTCAGCAATATTGTTAAGTTCGCTCATTGATTTTTACCTGTAATGGCTTGTTTAGAAAAAAATTAATATAAACAGTTATTAAGTAAGCTAATTAATTAACTTAAGGACTTAATTGTTGGTTTATTTTCAGTAGGAATTTGCTTGAGCTCAGCAGGTGTGCCCACGTCAATGTGCTCAAGATTCAATTTCTGTTGGCGTGGGTCTTCACGCACAAGTTGTTGGTCGCCATCCGTAAATAGAACGGTTGGTTCTTTGTCGAATTTTGGAAGAGTGGACTTGATATCGTCCTGAATTTTGTAAGTACCACGACCATTAGGCTTAATAGTCAAAGTAACAGTAATTTTTGATACTTTGCCTGTGTCGTTTGAAGCTTGGAGTGCTTCAGTCAAAAGTGCGTCTAATTCTTCGATCGTGTCGCCACGTTGAAGGTTTGCTAGGGTTTGACTGAATGAAGTGTTCTTAGTTGGCATAACATTCACCTAACTTTCCATTTAGTAGTTGGTGAGATAAATTTAGTATTTACTAAATACAAAGTCAATAGTAAATACTAAATTTTTACTAAACGTTTTTCTTATTATTTACTAAACAAAAAAAATCCCGCTAAATGCGGGATTAAATCTAGAAAAATTACTTTTATCTTTTAATTTTTTTTGTATCTAACTTCATCCAATACTGCCCAATTATTTCAACTCCTTCAGAAGCAATTCTTGCAGGGGAATAATATTCATCTGGATATCGGTTTTTATCTTGGTTAGCTGATATAGCCTTAAAGCCACCTTTACCTTCATCATTCCATACAGATAAATACTTAATTTTGGTTTCATCCCCAACTTGGAAAGCGTAAATCTCACCGTCAATAATTCTCTTTGCTGACATATCAACCGAAATAGGTTGTCCATCCTGTAGCACTGGAAACATGCTATCCCCACGGACTTTAACAACTTTGGCTGTTGAAGGCTGAACATTACATTCACGCATTAAATATGTCGGAACAAAGAATTTTTTAGCGCTTGGCTGCATTAAATTCAAATATCCACTTCCTGCACTTACAAAAACATCATCATAGTAATCAATAGCGGTATATCCATCAGGAACCGGATCACCATCTTCATAGATCATTAGTTCTATAGAGTTATTACTATCACTTTGATTTGAAGTCTCGTTTAACTTTATTTCTTTATATTCTTTACCAAAAACTTTTTCAAGAAAATCATCATCCATCGGAAAGCTATGATTTTGATCAAGATAATACTCTGCTAAACCAATTTGGCTTTCCAAGTCGCGTGCAACTTTTTCACCAAAGCTACCTTTCCCACGAATCATTTGGGAAATATGACTTGGTGTTAAACCAAATTGATCACAAAAAGCTGCATCTGATTTCAACTTATCTCTAAGCCGTATCGTGTCTATCGCTTTGCGCAAGTTAATGCGTCTTAAGTATTCAGTTTTCATGCTCGTATTCTAAATTGTTTTTAGTAAAAACTAAATTCGTAAACGCTAAATAGGTGTTGACGAAAATTCACTAAATAATTAGTATTTACTAAATGATATTTTAGTGGAGTTACCCATGGTCGATGTTGGCAAAACTCAGCTAAAGCAATTTCTTAAACCGCTTACTAAGGCTGAAAGAATTGCATTTGCAGAGAAATGCGGAACAACGCTCGGAAATTTAAACCAAATCATTTACAGCAAGACTTCTTGTGGCGCGGCCCTAGCAATTGCAATTGACCGTGAAAGTAAAGGTTCAGTGCGTTGTGATGATCTCTGTCCAAGTGCTGATTATGAATATGTTCGTAAACAAAATGAGGAGTTAAAGGAAAAGAAATGCACATCCAAGAAATTTCGAATGATCCCAATAGCAACAAATTGTTAGTTGGTAAGTTGCTCGAAAATATGAGTACGCGAGTACCTGTAGAAGTAAAGCAACTAATAGATGACATAGCGAATTCAAATGGAAGTGATCGCGCTAAGTGGATGAGAGAGGCCATAGATTTAAAGCTCAAAGTTGACTTGGGAATATCATCAACAGAAGAGCTTGTTGAAACAAGGAATACAACGAAATCAAGCGAATACAGAAATGTATTCAGAAATTTAAGAGCTTTTTTGCACGCATTAAAAAAGCCCGACGTTGCGGGTCGAGCTTTTCGCGTTCATTAACCAGAAGGATTAAATCACATGACTAATTTAACAGAACATAAGTGCAAAAACAAATGTCCTGAGTTTAAAGGAGAGCAGTGTAACCACTGTTTAGTTCAACCAGTAGAACAGCGAAAAATTGAAGATATGGGCGATGACCGTTACATTGAAAATCATGTTTCTAAAAACTGTCACGTTACTTCGTGTGATGTATTGATGCATCTCAACCGTGCTCATCAAGCAATGGGAGAGGTGTCATGATCGAAAAATTTACCTTCAATAACCTTGGTGAAAAACATAATGGTTGGGCAGCTATCTATATTGAGCCTAATAACAACTACAGTAAATGTGGTGGTCGTATTACGGTGATATTTGAGGATTACATAGGTACGGCTTTTTTCAGTCACTGTGGAACAAATACTTTTATTGAGTTCATTGCTAAAACTAGCTCTGGCTACTTGATGAATAAATTATTCAATCAGAATAATCAAATTCCAGATTCTATTTTTATAGAAGATGGTGACGAAATTATTGAACTTATTGACCGTGAAAAGAAAGAAGAAATCAAGCTTGGCCGTGAATATGGTGATATTTCTTTATCAAAAGATGCTTTAAGAAGTCTTCGAAATGCTTTATCTGGTGAACAATTTGATACAGCAGGTGAGCTATATCGCCACTTAGATGGTGATGAGCAAGAAACAATGGATAGCTTGTTTGGTGAAGGGTGGGGATTTGACAGTTCGCTAAAAAAAGAAAATCCGAAATATATTCACGTCATATCAATGGTGGATTCAATCATTGCCGAGTTTAAGAAATTAAGCGAGGTGCAGTCATGAAAGAACGCCCTATTATTTTTAATACCAATATGGTTAAGGCTATTTTAGAAGGGCGCAAGACGCAAACTCGTCGCCCTATTAAGCCACAACCATTAGGCCATAGCCTAGAAAGTATTCTTGATGGCAAATGGCTTACTAAAAGTTTTGATGGCCTTTTATCTCCGAAAATTAAAGATCTGCCAATGCATTGCCCATTAGGTCAAATCGGTGACCGTCTTTGGGTGCGTGAAACATTCCGTTTTTATGATTCAGATGAATGCCCACACGCCGATTTTCCATGTGGTTGTCCTAGAAATGGTACACCTTTATTTAAAGCTTCTCATGATTGTGGAGATGGGGAAAAGTGGAAACCTTCTATTCAAATGCCTCGATGGGCATCTCGTATATTGCTTGAAATCTCAAATATTCTTGTTGAGCGTCTAAATGATATTTCTGAAGAAGATTGCTTAAAAGAAGGCATTGTAGATGGTTGTTGTTTGCGTTGCAGATTTGAAGCATGTCGTTGTAAAGACAGAAAACCAGATTTGATTCAAGGATTTGCAAAAGAGTGGGGCAACATAAATGGTTTCTTTCCAAATGGCAGTAAAGCTTGGAGAGATAACCCTTGGGTGTGGGTAGTCGAATTTAAGGTTATCCAAGGCGGTGAATCATGACAACGATGATCACCCTAGAACCAAGCCGCTACATTAGACGTAAAGGTTTTGGCAGTGAAAACTGCAAAGCAATAAAACAATCAGTTCCTTTTGTTGAAGCACGTCGTGGTGAATACACACATCGAGTTCGCCACGTAACACTTATTACTACTTTCCAAAATAAATCACATTTTGCTGTGCATTGTTGGTGCGGCATGACCATGTGTGTCGGTGGAACTGGTAAAGGAACAGGGATTTTACTTGATACACCAAGCGCTAATCGTCCTATGTGCGCTACCTGCGAAGGTAGGGTAATCGGTGCAGGCTTGCTTGGTTCACGTGAAATATCTGGCCGACAAGTTATGTATCGAGCAAGTGAGGTGCAGTCATGAGTTTAAAGCACCCTCTTATTCGATATCACGGCGGTAAATTTCGAATGGCCGATTGGATTATTCGTCATTTTCCAACTCATGAAACTTATGTTGAACCTTTTGGTGGTGGTGCTTCTGTATTACTTCAAAAAGCGCCAAGCCGTGTTGAAGTCTATAACGATCTTGATAGTGATGTAGTCAATTTTTTTGAAGTGCTACGTGATCAGCAGCTTGCTGAACAACTTGCAATTCAAATTGAGCATACACCTTATTCACGTACAGAGTTTTTAAATGCTCGAGCTGATACAACAGACAAAATTGAGCGAGCACGTCGCTTAGTTGTCCGCGCTCAAATGGGTTTTGGTAGTGCAGGAGCGACTAAGGGTAATACAGGCTTTCGATTAGACACAGCTCGAGGTGGTAGCGACATAGTTACTATTTGGCAGCGTCAACCAGAACTTGTGCTTCAAGCTGCTGCACGTTTAAAGAAAGTTCTTATTGAGAATCGTGATGCCATTAAGGTTATTCAAGATCATGACAGACCAGAAACCCGATTTTTTATAGACCCTCCATATGTGATGGATACACGGTCAATTGGTTGTAACGCCTATCGATTTGAAATGTCGAATGACGACCATGAAAACTTAATTTCTGTTCTAAAAAATGTAAAAGGCAAAGTCATTCTTTGCGGTTTTGAGCATCCAATTTATGAAGCATTAAATTGGAAAAAAATTACTAAAACTGTTGCAGCTTCGGGACAATCTGGATCCGTTCCAAGAGAGGAAGTTCTATGGATTAACCCTCAAGCTGAAAAACAGAATGATTTGTTTAGTGAGGTGGTATGAGCAACCAAGACGTAGATATTTGGATGCCAATTTATATTGGCGACATGCTTGCTAAGACCACTCGAATGACCACCGAGCAAATCGGTGCGTCATTTTTACTCATGATGGACTATTGGCGCAACGGTGCAATACCAGATGACAACAACGTTATTGCAAGCGTAATTCGTTCAAATTTGAGTAAGGCAAAGGCTTTAAAAACTATCTTGATAAATTCAAATTTATTTGAAGTAAAAGACAGTGAATTATCTTCAAAATATTTGGATGATTTAAAGTCTCAAGCTGAAAGCAATAAGTCTTCAAAGTCAGAGCGTGCAAAGAAAGCAGCGGAAGCACGATGGAATAAAGAGCAAGACACTAGCAACACTAATGCATCTAATGAGCATCAATCTAGCAATGCTAATGCATATGCACAAGCAATGCATAAGCATGATGCAAGCAATGCTCAAGGTATGCTTGAGACATGCCCTTCATCGTCACCTTCATCTATATATATATACACACAATCAGAAACGCCGAATTCCCTCGATGAGGACCTGAGTTTGTGGAAGCCTTCACTTCATGAAATTAACTCATGGAGACAAAGAGCAGGGCTACCTAAAACGACTCAGGAAGAGTTTGACACCTTCATGATTACCTTCCTACCGCATTACGCACCTGAAATACGTTCAGGTCGTCTCATTGAAAACAAGATTTACGCGAAATACATCCAGTGGGTGAAAGACGATGCTTTGAAAGCAAGTCGGCTTGCTAAAGCAAAACCCGCTGCAAAAACAAATTCGGCTAATGATTCAAGAAACGTCAATGACGCTTGGAAAGACGAGCCTAAATCAGATGATCGCCCGTTCACAGGAACTGTGCACATACCGGAGGATTTAATATGAATGCGATGGTGAATCTTTTAAACGGCTTCAAATTAGCTGAAGGATTTTGCGAAATACACCAGGTGCAAAAAGTACAGGCGGGACCGCATCAAATTTGCCCAAGCTGTGCAATCAACCATGTTCATGACTCAAAGCAAGGTGAACAAGCACGTGTTGATCAAATGGTACGTGACAAACATTTTGGTGGTGCAATGCTTCCTGAACGTCATGCTCAATCTGCATTTGATAACTACAAAACACTTACCCATGCACAAGCAAATACGCTTACTGAATGCATCCAGTATGCCCAAGCATTACTTGCAGGTGATAAATCCAATTTCATCATGGTTGGTTCAACTGGTACGGGTAAAACCCATCTAGGTTGTGCAACTGCAAAAACACTTCTCAAAAAAGGCCTGTACGTTCGATACATCACAAGTGAAGAACTTGCGCAGCGTGTCATGAATGCATGGGATAAGGACACAAAAGATCAATCAGAAGCATCTGTAATTTATGAGTTCACTACATACGACCTATTGATCTTGGATGAATACGGTTTGCATGACCGTGGTACCAGACTTGAAATCATTCATAAGATTTTGACAGCACGTTATGACCGAAAAAAACCAACGATGCTCATTTCAAATTTTTCCATGAATAAGCTCAAGGCAGATTTGGGCGACCGCCTATGGTCACGCTTTCAGCATGATGGTTTACGTACTGTTGAATGCAATTGGTCCGATGCTCGTGTAGGTGGTGCCTATGTCTAAAATCATTATCGGTATTGACCCTGATTTACAAAAATCGGGCGTAGCAGTTTTAGGCCAATCGCATTTTGAATTAAAAAATCTCAACTTTGCTGAGGTTGTTGAATTATTCAAGGCAGAACAGGACTTAATCAAAAAGGTTGTGATTGAAGCAGGTTGGCTAAACAAAAAAGCAAATTTTAGAAGCGGTGCTAACAAATCCATTGCTGTTAATGAGCAGATTTCAAGACGTGTGGGTGAAAACCATGCTACAGGCAAGCTGCTTGTTCAGATGGCTAAACATATGGGTTTGGCAGTTATCGAAGTAAAACCCACTAAAGCCAAAATCAATTCAGAAGATTTTAAACGAATCACTGGTTGGCAAGGTCGAACAAATCAAGAACAACGCGATGCGGGAATGTTGATTTGGGGAATGTGGGTTTAGGAGAAATGTTTATGCCAGTACTTGCGTTTCTACCTGAGTTCATCGTGAAAGACAAAGTCAAACGCGATTCAACACCAAAGGTCACAGAATCAGACGTAAAAAATATTAGAACTTTACGTGAAGGTGGCCTGTCTTATCGTCAACTAGCAGATAAGTACGATATTTCTCATGAGATGTGTAGACGTATTTGCACCAAGATTTGCTACAAGGAGGTGATTTGATGTCTCTAAGTGGGAAACAGCAACGCTTTGTTGATGAATATCTGATAGATCGCAACGGAGCACAGGCATATATCAGAGCAGGCTACAAGGTTAAAAATGAAGATGTAGCTGCTGTAATGGCATCTCGTCTGTTAAGGATTGATAAGGTTAAGGAAGCAATTGAGAAGGGTGAAAAAGAGCTTGCAGAACGCAACAAGATCACTCAAGACAAAGTGCTAAATCGCCTTTGGGAAATGGCAACTGCGGACCCTAACGAACTAATCAAATATGTACGTGTGAATTGCCGCTACTGTTGGGGTGAAGATCATTATTACCAATGGACTAAAGGCGAGTATCACAACGCTTGTTACAACGCGAGAGTAAACCAGAAACCTAAACCTGATTGTGATGGTGGTTTTGGCTTTAATAAAACCAGAGCACCAAATCCTGAATGCCCTGAATGTCAAGGTGAAGGCAACGGTTATGTAACTGTTGCAGATACAACACGTGTAAGCGAACAAGCAAAAATGCTTTATGCGGGCATTAAAGAATCTCAACACGGTATAGAAATCAAAATGAATGACCAAGTGGCGGCTTTGATTAAAGCCGGTCAACACATTGGCATGTTCAAGGAACGTGTAGAGCACAGTAACGACCCTGAAAACCCATTAACTGACACCAAAGCATCAAGCAGAAAACTTGCTGCGCTTGCCAAACTGAAAAAAGCAAAAGCTAAGGCCGATAAAGCAAAGGAGAAAGGCGATGCGTGAACAATTTGAAAAAACGCTATCTGCAAATAGCAGTCTGCATTCTGGTCATATCTTTTGGCATGAAAAGAGCCAACAGTACCACGCTACTGATGACGATTATGTTGAAGAAGCTGAAGGCATGAATTGGTCATTGGCTACATTCACAAAATGTCAGAAAGAAATCCAAGGGCTGCGAATGCTTCTATGGTTTGTCAAAGATCATTTCGATATGAATGGTTTAGACAAAGCAATGCCACGTGTCTATGAAAAATTAAAAGACGCCACTACCCACATCGTTAAATCTAACCACAACACTTCATGCACCTATCAATTTGAACTTGCATTTCATCGCCTGCAAGACACGCCTGAGCTACGCAAGATTTATTGGTCTGCTTTAGGTCAATTGCAATTTGATTCTAATGATCAGGTTGTCCCACCAGAGCTTGAAGAGTGCCCATGTTGTAAGCAACTGATCATTCGCAAAATCGGCACTGAGACGGCAGGTTATGAGACTTATGACATAGGCATTGATGAAAACGGCAATAGATATATACGCCATCCACATTGTGAATGGGAGCCTGAAGAATGGGGAATGTATGACCAAAACAACTGATGATGAAATCCTTGCATTGCTTGCCGAAATGGATGAATCAGAGATTGAGCAATATCTATTAACGCTCAATGAAGATGAACAGGCGGAAATAGCAAAACTACTTGCAGATGCGCCTATTTGGTTTCCATTGGAAGGCCCGCAAATGGCTGCGTATTTATCTCAAGCCGATGTTATTGGCTATGGCGGAGCAGCAGGTGGCGGTAAAACGGATTTAATCGTTGGTTCATTCTTAACAGTACATAAACGTAGCTTGGTTGTACGCCGAGAGAAAGCGCAAACAGACGGTATCGTACAGCGTTGTGAAGAAATTCTAGGCCATAAGAATGGCTATAACTCACAAAAATCATTCTGGAACTTGGGCAATGGCCGTTTAATCGAATTTGGTGGACTTGATAATTTGGGTGATGAGAAGCGTTGGCAAGGTCGTGCTCATGATTTCAAGGCACTTGATGAAGCCACAGAGATTCGTGAATCGCAAGCCCGCTTTGTGATGGGGTGGAATCGTTCATCAGACCCAACAATCAAATCCAAATGCCTAATGACCTTCAACCCGCCAACTACAGCAGAAGGGCGATGGGTAATTGATTACTTTGCACCTTGGATTAAGAAGGGGCATCCGAACCCTGCAAAGCCCGGTGAACTACGTTGGTTCGCGATGGTTAAAGGCAAGGAGCAGGAAGTTGAAAGTAATAAACCATTTGTACTTATTGATGATCAAATTGTTTATGACTTCGACCCGAAGGATTACAAGCCTGAACACATTATTAAGCCCAAGTCACGCACGTTCATTCCTGCACGTGTAACAGATAACAAGTACTACATGGAAACAGGCTACATGAGTACTTTACAAGCATTGCCTGAACCTTTGAGGTCACAAATGTTATACGGCGATTTCGGTGCGGGTATTGAAGATGATCCTTGGCAAGTTATCCCGACTGCTTGGGTAGAAGCTGCACAAGCGCGTTGGAAACCACTTGAAGACATGCGCATTTTGCATCGTGGGGATTTCAAGATGGATTCATACGGATTGGACGTTGCTCGAGGCGGCAAGGACAACACTATTGGCTATAGCCGTCATGGCTTTTGGTACAACAAGGCAAACGTATTAGAGGGCATTCAGTCTAAAGATGGGCCGGCAAGTGCATCGTTTGCTGTGTCGCATGTCCGTGACCATGCGCCCATTCATGTCGATGTGATTGGTGTAGGTGCTAGCACTTACGATTTCTTAAAGCAATCAGGTATTCATGTTGTGCCTGTTGATGTGCGTAATGCTGCAACTTCTTTCGACCGATCAGGGCAACTTAGTTTTTACAACCTGCGTTCACAACTTTGGTGGCAATTCCGCGAATCTTTAGATCCTGCATATGGAAGCACAGTTGCTTTACCTCCTGAGCCTGAGCTTTTAGCCGACTTAACCGCACCACGTTGGTCATTACAAGGCACAAACATAAAGGTCGAATCAAGGGAAGATATCGTTAAACGTATTGGCCGCAGCCCCGATTACGGTTCAGCAATTATCAATGCGCAAATTGATACGCCTAAACGCCACATTATGCAGACGATTAATGCTTCTGCAGCTAGACGTGATTACGACCCATACGCGTCGTAGTGTCAACAGGAAACAGGGCCTTTTCAATGTGCCAATCGCATAATGTCGAAATAGGCAAAACTAATCGGAGCCCTTCAATGTGCGTGAAAAATATTCTTGACGGCGTAACCAATATTCTTGGGATGGATGCACCAAAGGCGCAGATCATTGCACCGCCAAAGCAACCAACGCGACAAGATTCAAAATCTCCTGATTCATCTGCGACCATTGATCGTGTACAGCAAGCGCAAAACTCAATGTCTGGTGGTATTGCAAATACGCTTTATACCGATGCTCAAGGTGTGAGTGATGAAGATTTGCGCTTAGGCAAGAAAACTTTATTAGGCGGTTAAGATGACTGAAGACGATATCAGAGCGATGAAAAAACGGTTTGATGCTGTTTGGCAATTACGTGTAAACGATATGGACGACTATTGCGCCGAATTAGCATTACACGTTTTGCCTGCTGCCATCAAAACGATTAAAAACCAAGAAAAGCATGACCGATCTGCATGGTCCAAAATTGTTGATAACACTGGTAAAGACTCGTTGAAAACCCTTGCAGCGGGTATGGTATCGGGCACTTGTTCGCCAAGTCGTAAATGGTTCACCTTGCAAGCCGCAGATGAATCATTGCAAAAGGATATTGAAGTTCGCCAATGGCTTAAAGCTGTTGAGGATGCTTGTTATGTTGCTTTTTCAAAAAGCAATGTTTATCGAACTGTACATCATATTTACATGCAAGAAGGCGCTTTCGGTATCGGTGCAGCATTAGCTCCTGAACATGGTCGCAATTCTAAAGCCCAACTCATGGATTTAATACCGCTTACATTCGGTGAGTTTGCTATCACAACGGACGAGTTTAATAAGCCGAACGGCGTTTATCGCAAATTCAAATTAACATCTATCAACATGGTTAAATACTTTGGATTGGATAATGTTTCGGATGCTATTAAGAGTGCGTTTGAAAATAAAAACTACGAACAAGAGTTTGAAGTTTGCCATGCAATTTATGAACGAGTTGATGCAAAAGGATATGGCCCTAAAAACATGCCTTTCGCTTCAATTTACTATGAACCAAGTTCATCAGATAAATTACTACGCGAAAGCGGCTTAATGAGTTTTCAGGTTATTTGCGGGCGTTGGACTGTTTCAAGTAGTGATGTGTACGGTGAAGGACCTGCAAGCGATTGTATTGGTGATTTACGTGCATTACAGAAAGGTCATCAACAAATTGCAGTAGGTGTGGACTATCAAGTTCGACCGCCTTTGCTTTTACCCGATTACTTGAAAGGCCATGAGCGTGAGACATTACCAAACGGTATTGCGTTCTACCAAGCATCACCAACAAGTCAAGTTGCACAAGTTCAAGCGATGTTGAATGTGCAGTTTGATTTGAACGGTGTTATGGCACAGATTGCGCAATGTCAAGAACGTGTTAAGCGCGCATTTCATACAGATTTGTTTATGATGCTTGATGCTTTTGATAAGGGCAAAATGACCGCTACAGAAGTATATGAGCGTAAGTCTGAAAAGATGCTCATGCTTGGTCCGGTAGTTGAGCGTCAAATTGATGAATTATTGCGCCCGCTTGTTGAAATCTGTGTTGAGCGGGTATTGGCAAACAATGAATACTTACGACAAATCGCACCTGAAGCAATCCAAAACGCTGATGTCGAAATCAATTTCGTATCCATACTTGCACTTGCACAGAAATCTTCTGGTTCGGCAATTCTTGAACGTGCCCTTGCCATGATTGGGCAAGTAGCCCAAGTTGACCCCCAAGTACTTGATAAAGTTGATACAGATAAATTTATGGATGAATACGCGGAGATTAACGGCGTATCGCCTGATATTTTCCGTCCTCAACGTATCGTTGACCAAATCCGTAGTGACCGTGCAGCACAACAGCAAATTGCACAGCAACAAGCACTTGCTGCCCAACAAGCACAAACGCAAAACACTAACGCCAATACGGTTAAGACTGTAAGCGATACAGATGCAGAAACTTTGTCTGACATGTTCTTGCAAGGCGGTGGCGCATGAGCGATTTAGAAACCAAAGCTAAAGAAAACAAGAGTGAACGTGACCAGGAACTAAATGACCTGCGTTCAATCTTGGAAACGGAACACGGTAAACGTTTTCTAATGCGCCTAATTGATCGGGCAAACGTATTTCAGCCCACCTATGGTGGTGGGTCGCAAATCAGTGATTTTGCTTTCATGGAAGGCCGCCGAGAGTTTGGTCTATACATCCTTGGTGAAATCACACAAGCCAATTCAGATGCATGGCTAGACATGCAGAAACAACGATTTTCAAAACTTAAAGAGAAGGTGAACCATGAGCGAAGTGACAACAACTACGACAGCAACTGATGCAGCAACTACCGCTACTACAACGGATACACCTGCTGCAACTACCACTGAAACAGGTGGGGGCAATCCTGCTACAACTCAGGTTGAAACCACACCTACTACAAGCACCACTACAGAAAATACAGAAACAAAGCCTGAAGTTTTATTAGGTGGTGAAGAACCGCCTGCAGAACAGCCGATTCAATACACAGATTTCACAATGCCTGAAGGGTACTCACTGAATCCAGAGGATTCAAAAACACTTCAGGAACTTGGGCAGCAGTTCAAAATGCCACAAGAAGCAGTGCAAAAACTTGTTGATTTAGGTGTGCAGATGCAACAACGACAAGCGCAAGAACAGCAAAAAGTGATTGCTTCTTGGGTCGATGCAGCTAAAGCGGACCCTGAGTACGGCGGGGAAAAATTAAAGGAAAACCTGTTGACAGCACAACGCGCATTCAGCTTACCACGTGGCGCTGAAATCTCTAAGATTCTCTTTAAGAGCGGACTCGGTAACCATCCCGCTGTAATTGGCTTTATGACAGAAGTTGGTAAGTTGTTAGAAGGTGACAACATGACACATGGAAAAGGCACAAATACAGCGAACGTGGCACCAGCGGCCGTATGGTATGACAAATCATAAGGAATACTTAGATGCCTACGATTGTACAAACAAACCCAACATTAGCCGACGTTGCCCATAACATTGGTACGAACTCTAAAGTTGGGGCGATTATCGAAGTACTCAACAAACGTCAAGACTTACTTGACGATGCTGTAGTGCTTGAAGCAAACAGCGGTACCAACAATAAAACTAGCGTTCGCTCAGGTTTACCAAAGGGTACATGGCGTAAATTGAACTATGGTGTGCAACCTGAAAAAACATCACGTGTTCAAGTCTCTGATAGTACTGGTCAATTAACTTCATATTCAGAAGTTGATAAAACCTTGTACGACCTTCAAGGCGAAAGTAAAAAGCAATGGCGCTCGGAAGAAGATGCAGGCTTCTTAGAGGGTATGTCACAAGAGGTAATGGAAAACATTATCTATGGTGATGTAGCAGGTGATGTATCTACCTTTAACGGTTTAGCAACTCGATACAATCATCTTATTGACCCTGAAACAGGTGTAGCACCTGCAAACGCTGTAAACATTCTGGATGCAGGCGGTACGGGTACTGACAACACGTCAATTTACATTGTGCAGTGGGGTCGTGAAAAAACTCACCTGTTCTATCCGCAAGGTACACAAGCGGGTCTTGATATTCAGGACAAAGGGCAACAAACGGTACTTGATGCGCAAGGCGGCCGTTACGAGGCAATGCGAACTTACTTCCAATGGGACGTGGGTTTATCTGTACGTGACTGGCGCTCGGTTGTTCGTATCGCAAACATTGATGTTTCGGACCTTTCAAAAGACGCATCTACTGGTGCAAATCTTATTGATTTATTGGACGAAGCACTTTCTCTCTTACCACTTGCAGGTTCAGCACGTACAGCAATCTACATGAACCGTACTGTTAACCAAGCGCTTAAAGGCCAAGTCAATCACTTTAAAAATGTGCGCTTGACTCTTGAAGACTTCCGTAAAGACGGTAGCCGCAAAATTCAGGCATGGGATGGTGAGCCGATTCGCATCTGTGATGTGATTCTTAACACTGAAGCCCGTGTAGTTTAAGGAGAATTTAACCATGGCATTAGTTGATAAATTACTACAGTTCTCCGATAAGCAAGCTATTGCGGCGGGTGCTAGTACTTTCACTTTGGACACAGTGCATAAATCTGTTGGTACTGCGGGTTTACCTATCTGCCTTCAAGGGCATGTAGTTGGACCTGCAAACGCTACCGTTACAGTGACACTTGAAGAAAGTGCGGACGGTACAACTTTTACAGCTGCAGCTGCGTCAAAAGCGTTTAAAGCTGCTGAACTGAACAAAGGTACGTTCTTTTACGTAAACAGTGCGACAAAACGTTTTATTCGTTTGTCTTATGCGGTTGCCAATGCGCCTACTGGATCTATTTCGGCTTGGTTGGGCAATGAAGCGGATATCCGTACAAACTATGACGCTGTAAGCGGCGCAACTGTACCAGTTTAATAGAGGTATTTTAGATGTCAGACCAAGTATTAGTAGTTGCTATCAAAAAAGGTTTTTACCACGGTATTCGTGACGTAGGCACAGAGTTTTATGTGCCTGCGGGTTTGGTGAACCCAAAAGTAAAAACTTGGTTTAAGCCAGTTGAGGAAAAGCCGAAAGCATCGGGTCGAGGCGCGACAGGCTCAACACAAGCTGAATAATTAAAAAAGCCCGTATTAGTACGGGCTTTTACCACAAAGCAAACGTAGCTAAAGGTTCATAAAAATGTCTGAAGAACAAATCGAAAAACAGATTCAAGCAAAAGGACTAAATGCCCCGCGCATAACACCTGATCAGCTTGATTCAAAAATCAAGAATGTTTACTACCATTCACCACTAGCAAATGTTGATCCTAAACAAGCTATGGATGAAAAGACCTACCAAGCATTGCGTTGTTTAACCTTTTGCACAATCGTTTTAGAGAACGGCTTTACTGTTACTGGTGAAAGCGCATGTGTAGCCCCTGAAAACTTTGATCCGTTCATCGGCCAAGAAGTAGCGTATAAAAACGCCCGTGAAAAAATTTGGCAGTTAGAAGGATACTTGTTGAAGGAAAAACTTTATCAATCTGATTTAGATAAACAGTTCTAAACAGGGTAAAGCCTATGAGATCAATTGTTGATCTTTGCAATTTAGCCCTGTCGCATCTCGCGCAGGGCTATGTTGTAAATGAACTAACCGAACCGACAAAGCACGCAAGATTGTGTAATACCTTTTACCCAATCTGCCGTAGAGAGCTGTTGGACAACGAACATCAATGGACGTTTGCCGTTAAGCGCGTTCGCTTGAATGTCGATGCAGGGTATGAGTTTGGCACAGCGTATGTTTTGCCAAGTGACAAGGTCCGTATATTTCAGCTTGAATCAGGCAGTCGATTCTATGTAGAAGGCAATCTTCTATTCACAGAAGATACCGCACCAATCTTACGTTATGTTCACGATGTGAAAGACTTGGCATTAATGCCTGATTCTTTCAAGACTGCTCTATCTTTTTTATTGGCCGAGCGAATCGCAGGACCATTGACACAGAACGAGCAATTACAAAGGAAAATGATGGCAGGCTATGCAATGAGCTTAAACCAAGCCATTTTCATTGATCTGCAACAACATCGGATTGAACCACGGCCTGAGCATACAGGCTCAATGTTTGAGGCACGATAAATGCAATATTCGTTTAATGGTGGCGTAATTTCGCCTGACATGTTTGGTCGCATTGATCAGGCGAAATATCAGACTGGTGTAGCCAAATGCAAAAACCTTTATGTCGAACTGTTTGGCGGGGTTGTCTATCGTGCAGGCTTCCGCTACGTACACCATTACCCGAAATCAATGGGTAAAATGCGTTTAATCCGTTTTGTCTTTAGTGAAGAACAAGCCGTTGTTTTGGCAATCCGTGCAGGCGCTGTAAACTTCTTTGCTGACGGCGGTATGTTGCTGAATGAAAACAATGAACCTTTAGAAGTTGCAGTACCGTATTCCGAAGAGCATTTAATGCAACTCCGTTATGCTCAATCTGCAGACGTGGTGACGATAACGCATCCAAACTACCCTCCAAGAAAAATTATTCGTAAGAGCGCAACGGAATGGATAACAGAACTGGTTACAGTGGGATACGGCATTAGTACACCGCAAAACGTTACAGCAACTGCCCATATTGAAGATAAGTATAAACCCGGTGGAAGTATGCACGACTCATACATTGAGCGTGATTATTCTTACCAAGTCACCGCAGTAGATGAACAAAATGAATCTGCTGCATCTTTAAAGGTTGTTGTACAAAACGACTTAACACTTGCAGGGAATTACAACACGATTACATGGGATGCGGTAACAGGTGCGAACCGTTATAACATTTTTAAACTACGATCTGGTTTAGCAAGCTTTATTGGTGAAACAACTGAAACAAGCTTCACAGACGATAATATTGAGACAAACGGTTCAATCACACCGCCATTAATTCGTAATCCTTTTGAATTTTACCCGACCGCAGTTGCATATCACGGTCAGCGAAAAGTGTATGGCGGTGGTTATAAATCCCCCCAATGGATTCGCATGTCGCGTACGGCAACGGATGACAATTTCGGGTACCACATTCCTACTCAAGATACAGATTCAATTCAAATACGGTTTGCTGCCCGCGACGGTAACGGTGTTAAACACCTAGTTACAATGAGTGATTTACTTATTTTGACAAGTGGGGCACTTTGGAAAATGTCAGCGGATGGAGCCGTAACAGCTGCTAGTGTGAATATGAACAAGCAGTACAGTACAGGTGCAAATGATGTGACACCCGTTGAAGTTGACGGCGCTACAATTTTTTCCTCTGATCAAACAGGGCACGTACACGAAATATCATTGGCAAGCGGATACAACGCATCTTTTTATCAAACAATCGACTTATCAATAATGTGCCCACAACTTTTTGATGGGCAAAAAATTATTGATTGTGCATTATTGCGTAACCCTTTGAATATTATATATTTTGTACGTGGTGATGGTGTTTTGCTTTCATTAACATATGAGCCAAAACAACAGGTTTGGGCTTGGGCGGAGCATCACACCAACGGTAAATTTTTGTCTATTGCAGAAATACCGGAAGAAGATCAATCTGTTTTATATGCGTTTATTGAGCGTGACGGTTTTTATACCATTGAACGTATGCTTACAAGGCAGCCGTTAGATATGCAGGATAAGTGCTATTTAGATAGCAGCATTCAGTATAAGGGCAACCCCACAGCAACTTTATCCGGCTTAGATTGGCTTGAAGGTCAAACAGTATCTGTGTTTGCAGATGGTGGCGTTAAACCCAATGTCAAAGTAGAAAACGGCACAATTAAACTGCCACGTGAGTTATCTAATATTTGGGTTGGTCTGAATTACGAAGCTGAACTACAAACATTGCCGATTTTTCAAGAACAAAAAAATCCTGTTAAACCTAAAGTCGTGAATAAGGTTCACCTAAGAGTAAGAGAGTCTCAAAACATTTTGGCCGGTGCTAATCAGGATATTGAGGATCGCACACCAATTGATGAGTTTAAACCGCGTAGCAATGAACGCTATGGTAGCCCCCTTAAATTGTATTCGGGTTTGGTAGAAGTACCAGTTGACAGCACTTACGAAAGAGACATTCAAATTACTGTAAAACATGATAAACCTTTACCAATGAAGATATTGGCCCTTGAGGTAGAAATGACATGAGACGAAATAATATTGAAATTCGTAAGCCGACTGAGCGCGATATTCGTATTCTTGTTGAAAACCTGCGTGATGCCGATAAAGACGAAATGAAAGCGTACTTCAATGACAATTTTCATTGGATGATCAAAATGTCTATCAAGCATTCAAGCGATGCTTGGACTGTAGTAGTTAACGGTAAATTGCTTTTTATTTGTGGTGTTGGAATGTCAAGTTTAATAGGTAACGTTGGTTGCCCATGGTTACTTGGCACAAATTTCATAAAACAATATCCGTTTGAATTTTACAAACAATGCCAAAGTATTTTAAAGGAAATGCGGTCGGAGTATGCCGTTCTTGTAAATCATGTGTATGAAAAAAACGAGAATGCTATACGTTTCTTAAAAAGACTAGGCTTTGATTTAAAAAAAGCGGAACCATACGGCGCGAACAATAAAATGTTCCATCCGTTCGTGATGGGGGCGTTATGACAAATCCATATGCATATGCAGCGGTTAAAGGTGTAGAAGCGCTTTCCAATTACGCAAAAATGAAGGCGCAAAAACAGTCATTTAAGGACCAAGAAAAGCTCGCCCTTTACAATGCAACCCTTTCAGATAATCAGGCTCGGCAAGCCATCGAAGATGGTACCAATGCCGTAACTGATTATCAGCGTAACGTTTCGGCCTTTAAATCAAGCCAAATCAACGCCCTTGCGGAGAATGGTATTGATGTAACACAAGGTTCAGCCATTGATTTACTTGCTTCAACAGAGATGCTCGCTCAAGGAGATATTGATTCAATTAAATACAATGCTGCGCTTCAGTCTTGGGGGCACAAGGTTCAAGCCACAAATTACCGCAATCAAGCCGAAAATTACCGTGTTGCTGCGAAGTCCATTAGACCTGTATTAAGCACGATACTAAACCTTAGCGGTGAAGCTGCTTCCGCTTTTGGTTCAAGTATGGGTAAAGGCGGTTTAGGTGGAGGGCTTGAAAGAGGTTCTGCATCTAGTGGCGGTTCTGACTTTGCTTCAAGCCTTTATGATATAGGTGGCAGTAATTCGCAAGGTGCATCATGGCAAAATTATAATTGGAATTGGTTTGGAGCTAGTTAATGCGTATCCCACAATTTAATCGACAAGTTTCGGACAATAGTGTTCCAAATGTACAAGTCAGTGGCGGCATGTCAGCAGGCGAAGCCGCTAGCTTAGTTGGTAATAAAACCGATAGTTTAGTTGGTGCCCTTAATTCTGGTTTGAACGCGTACCAAGCATACCAAGATGAAGCGGACCGCGTACGGGTTATTGATGCCCAAAACAAACTCGCTGAATTAAAACTCCATTTGCAAAACAATGATGTCGATGGGTACGGCAACAAAAAAGGGGTAGATGTTGTAAGTTTTGATGATGGCAACGGTGGCGGGTTTGTAGACTACTATACAAAAGCATATCAAGATGGAGTTGGGCAAATTGCAAATACTTTAGGTAATAGTCGTCAACGTGCCTTGTTTAAAGAAATGTCAGAACGTGACGCGGTGCAGTTCAAAGGCTCATTACAAAATTACTTTGTACGTGAAAATGATGTTTATCAACAAAGCGTTTATTCATCATCAGCAGACCGTTTTATTCGAGAAATAAACGAAAACCCTGGTGACTTCACTAAGATTGATGAGAGCCGTGCTAATCTTAAAGCTTCATTAGGTAAATTAATGAATCTTGAAGGAAAGGCAGCGACTGAAGCAGAAAACATTTATCTTAAAAATGTCTCAGTGGCCCACATCACAAACATTAGCGCCTTTGTCGAAAATGGTGATTTAAAAGCAGCACTTGCCTATAAAAATAAATATAAAGACGAGATTTCATTAGCAGATAGCTTTAAGGTAGATCAGCGTATTCATCAAAAACTTGAAGATCAGCAAGTCGAATCTTTAGTTAATATGGCCACAACTGGAACACAAGAAGGCAGCAACCCTGCTTTAAATGTTCCCCCACAAGCATCAGCAAAAATTGCTCAGGAGCTTAAAAGTCTTACACCCGATCAGATGAAAAACATCAAATACAATGATCAGCGTTTGGATGTTTACACTGTACACGCAGCAAAAGAAAAAGGCATGGATTGGGCCGCACCACTTTTACTTGCTATTCGTTTGTCTGGGGAAAAATCAAATAATGATGCCGTATCTCCAAAAGGTGCAAAGTCGGTTATGCAATTTATGCCCGAAACATGGAAAGAGTACAGTAATAATGGCAAGCGGGATATTAATAACCCCGCAGATACTATTGATGCTTCACTAGAGTTTATTGACTGGATTAGCAAAAAATATAAAACCAAAGACCCAATGGTTATTGCGGCTTATTATAACGGCGGGGGCAATGCCGCTACTGCTGTTTTAAAAGGGGGGCAACCCCCTGCGACTGAAACACGTAAATACATTCAGCGCATTGATAAATGGTTAACTGAAGATTTTGGTAAGTATGCAAATAAGCCTGCAAAAACACGGGAACAAGCTTATGAAGATATTTGGAATAGCAACGTTCCGGTAAATGTTAAGCAAAAGGCCTTGATTGCTACAGATCGGTACTATAGCGGACAAGATAAATCTAAAAAGGACAAACAAGACGAAAGCTATAGCAGCTTATACAATGGTATTGTTACCGGGCAATACTCCTTTGAGCAAATTCCTGCCGCAAATATTACAGCTTTAGAACCAAATCAAATTAATAGCTTAAGAGCTGTAAGTAAGTCTATTTATTCTAAAGAAGTGAAAACTGATCCAATAACCCTAAGCATGATTATGCTTAACAAAGACGAATTACTAAAAGGTAAGCCCCAATCAGTATTGCACCAGTACGCTGATAAATTATCGCCTACTGATTATAAAGAAGTAACTAAGGTTTACGCTGAGGTAAACGGAATAAAAACTACTAAGAATAAAGATGAAAAAACTTTCTTAGTAAGTGACTCTACCATTTCAAGTGCTTTAAAACCGTACTTGGGGATGATTGGTATCACAAGCACTACCGATAAAAAGCAGTTAGAACACTATAACGCTGTTAAAACGGATTTAATGCAAACGTTATTAGAGGCCGAAGCGAAAAACGGGGGGTATTTAACTTGGGATCAAGTGAACCGTGTAGTATTGAAAAACGTTAATCGTCAAGTTCAAATTACCACATCAAGACCTTTCTTTGATGATAAGGTGGAATTGAATCGGGTTTATAATCAGGTTAAAAGTAAGGGTGATATTACCGACTCAATGAGAACAAAAATTGATAATATATTTAGAAAGCAGGGCAGAAATCCAAACAATGTAACGGATTCTGAATATATCAATGCCTATTACACATTAATGAGAAGGGGTTTTTAAAAATGCATAAAATCGTAATTGGGTCTTTTTTGTTAATAATTACTGCTTCTGCAATTTCTGCAGAAGCACCTTTACAACCCTATCCCACAGTATTAAGTAAACTTCCACAACAAGAACTTGGGCAAGTTATTTTAAAATTTATGCCCAATAAAAACACTAATAGAATCGGGTGGGACTATAGAGCAAATGATACTTCAATTGTTTGGATAGATAATTCTTATCAAGAAATTGATAATGGAGATGGCACTTTTGAATCAAGTCGAAAGGGTGTTGCACGTATTAATGTGAATGGCGTAAAAAGCACATACTTGAAACAAAGAGTTTATGAATTACCTTGGTCCATAATGATGAAAGGTGAAAGAGGTAAATTCGGCGTTAACTCTGTGAATTTTTACCCTGCAACTGCATCAAGAGAAAATGAAAACGTATGCTTTGGTGAGGTATATGGGAATTGTGATTTTAAACCTTTTAAATCACTTGAACGATCAAAAATAGCTTATAAAAAACTTTGTGAAAAGATTGATAATGGAATAAATTTTAAAATTGCTTATTTACTTTCAAATAAAGGAAAACAAGATACTTTTGCAATTTGGTCTTCAAGCGGCGGTTCAGGCGGTTCGTGGACTGAGTTTGAACTTTATTACAATACAAATAAAAATGAAGTGTGCAAGGTCGTCGCTGATTACTACTAAAGGGAATCCATGAAAATTTTAAAAGTAATATTAGTACTTCAGTTTGTGCTGTTATTTATTTTAATAGGATTTCTTTATTCTATGAATAAACGGATTGACACCCTTGAATCAGAAATAAATACGGAACCTGAGCCTATTCAAGCAACTATTTCAGAAGATGAAATCGAAACCTTAAAAAATAAAGTTTATGAAAACTCGAAAAAGATTGAGTCTCTAAATTCTGATCAAGAATCATTAAGAGAAGACCACGACCACTTGCAACGGTATCTCTGTCAGGTCAATAACATCTGCGTATAGCTGTACTGTCAACAGCAAACGGCAGTCTAATCAATAACAGCATTTAAGATTACAAATAACCGTAGTCTTAAGTGCTTTTATTATGTCTGATCAAAATACAAATCTGACAATTGGTCAATTATTCGAATTAAACCAAGGCAAGAACCCAACACAAATTGCGGATACAGAAGCCCGTGCGCGTAAGGCTGCACGTTCGTTGGGCTTAGACTATAACAAGTTGACAGAAACGCCTGAACAGATCGTTTCTGTTGCGGATGAGGTAAACACTCAAAAGCGCGTCAATGAAGTGGTTGCAAGTGACCCTGTATTGGGTAAATACGCACTTAACCCAAATCAAGCCGCTGTTTCACTTGATGACTTTGAAAATCTAAAAGACATTAGCGACAAAGTATCCTTATTGGGTTCGAGTTTGAATAAACCGTATGAACCTGTTTCATATCAAGACATACAAAATGTTTTGTCTAAAGGTACGTCACCAGAACAAAAAAAGAGACTGAAAGAACTAGGCATTTACGAAGACCCTCAAAAGCAGGTCAAGCCGAATGTAAACCCTAATTTATTGGATACGCTAAGCACATCTTTAGTGCCCCAAACATCAGACCAAGTTTTCAAAGAACATTACGACCGCATCAAGAAAACAGCAGGCGTAATGTCTGCCGAACGGTTTAAAAAATACTATGAAAACCAAGTCTATTGGATGGAGCACACGGCGACTGCTGAACCTACCAGTCCACAAGAACAAGGCAATCGATATGTAAATGCAGCTATTCGTGCTGTTGCGGCTATTGGTCAGACAGAAGGCGCAGTAATTAGCGCGACAACAGGAAACGATAGCCTTCTTAACTTGGCAACACGTGTTAAAAATAAAGCTGCCCCATCACAAGAAATGACGCAAGCGCTTTACCAAGCACAACTTGCAGCACAGACAAATGATGCAGGTGTATTGGGCGCTGCACAAGAACTGGTTAGTAATGCTGATGCAGGTTTAGTGGGTGAGTTTTTAATTGAACAAGCACCCCCCGCATTAGTTGGGTATTATACAGGCGCGGGGGCAGGCGGTGTTTTAACAAATTCACTTGTCCGAAATACCGCTAAATATGCTCCGATGGTCATGAGCTTGGAAAGGACGGCTCAATTAGTACGCGGCGTAACTACAGCGGGCAGTGCAGCACAAGGGGCATTGGGTGCAGGAACCGCTGACGCTATCGTGTCATATGGTCAAAACATGGCAGAAGCACGTGAGAAGTTTTTAACCCGCCAAGAACAGATTGATTATGCAGCTGCAAAAACTTGGGGTTCAGCTAAATATTCAGCCTTGGGCGGCGCGTTAATGCCCGTAACTTTTGGTGGCCCTCTACGTACTGTTGGTGGTCAAGCTGTTATTCAATCCGCTGCGGGTATGTATTCTGTAAAAGGTGCAGCCGATGCAGTTGGAGAAAAGGCAGACCCTGTTGAAATGGCCCTTGAAGGTTTATTAGAGGTTGCAACCACTGCGCCTGAAGTGGCGATAATGTCTGCTGAAAAAGTTAAAAACCAACGTACAGCACAATTTGCATTAGACCAGTTAAGAGCAGATCAGCAACAAGATGCGGTTCGTTCAACTACTTTTGCTGCTGTACTTAATAATCTTATCGACAACAATAAAGAGAGTAAAACGGCGCAGCGTGATGAAGCTGCAAGCCAAGCATTTATTAAACAAGCCATTGAGGAACACGGCGCAGTTAACGAAGTCTACATCGATGGGCAAACGTTCAATCAGTTATTGCGTGATCGCAACATTGAGCCGACCGATTTATTTGAACGTGCGCCGAGTCTGCAAGATCAATTGGGTACCGCTGAAACATTTAATGGCACTGTGCAAATACCCGTGGATGAGTTTGTATCCGCAATGTCTGTTATTGAGCACCCAACAGATTTTGTTGAGAACGTCCGCTCTGACCCTAATATGCCGACTTACCGTGAAGCGCAAGAGAATCTTGCAAAAACCGCTGAGCAAATGCAGCAAGAAGCCAATACATATATGGCTGAGCAAGCGCGTTTTGAAAATGCGGAAAGTGCTAAAGAGCTAGTAGCGACTGAAGTGCAAAACCAATTGGCTAAAGTTGGAACATTTACAACTAAGTATAATCGTGCTGCGGGGGAATTAACTTCCGCTTTCTATTCAACATTAGGCGATAAACTTGGTATTAGTGCCAAAGAAGCTTTTGACCGTTACCCGATTCGTATTGCAGATGAGCCTACCACGGATAAGGGCACTTCATTTAATCAAAGTGCTACACCAGAACAAACAATCTCAGTAGATGATTTTGTTAAGAGTATTAAAAAACAATATGGAATTGAATTAGGTCTAAAAGGTAGCCCATCAAGTAATGTTCTTTCATTGCATAAAATCGTTGTGCCTGAAGCAATGCGCAATCAAGGCACTGGTACAAATGCAATGCAAGATATTATTAAATATGCAGACTCACAAAATAAAACTATTGCCCTTACGCCTAGTTCTGATTTTGGTAGTAATAAAAAAAGACTTACAGATTTTTATAAAAAACTTGGTTTTGTTGAAAACAAAGGTCGCAATAAAGACTATGAAATTTCTGAAAGCATGTACCGTGCACCAAACGGTCGTAAATATAATCAAGCGAATGGCGGTACTCGAGGCTCTATTACTTTCAGTACTAGTCAAGATGGTTCAACAATTGTTCTAAGCAAAAACGCTGACTTCTCTACATTTGTGCATGAGCTTGGGCATCATTTCTTAGAAATGAATATGCAACTTGCATTAAGTCCAGATGCGCCCGCACAAGTCCGTGCAGACATGGAAACAGTAATGAAGTGGGCCTCACCAGAAACAACCGATCTGGGCGAATGGGACTTTTTCACCGATGCGGAAAAAACCGAAGTTCACGAAAAATTTGCAGAAACTTTTGAACAGTATGTATTTACAGGTAAAGCACCAAGCGCGGCGTTAAAGCAAGTTTTCAATCGCTTCAGACAATTCATGATTGCCGTGTATCGGAACATTGAAAAGTTTATGGGTATCAATGACCGTGCAGAATTGAACAACGATATTACGGGTGTAATGGACCGCATGCTTGCATCATCAAGCGCTATTGCTGAAGCACAAGCCGCGTCAAATCTTGAAATGTTAATTCATCAAGATGATGCAATGCGCCTTGGAATTTCGCCAAAAGATTATGACGAAATGCGCCAAGACCATGAAATTGCAACGGAATTATCTATAAACACTTTAGAGCAAAAATCATTGCGCAATATGCTTTGGTACCAAAAGCAGAAATCTAAGTATATGAAAACATTGCAAAAAGAAGCAGATAAAAAACGCGCTGCCGTTCGTGAAGATATGGCAAAGGAAATTGCGCAAGAACCTGTATACCAAGCTATGGCATTTCTACGTCAACCGCTTGACCCTGTTGTCAAACGCGATTCAACAAAGGTTGAACCTGAACGCGATAATTTATTTGAAGCAATTGCCAAGTTTGGCGGACTTGATGCAAATGAAGTAGAAAGTACTTGGGGTATTGATGAAGCCGCTAAAACAAAATCAGGTATTGGCAACAAGCCCGTTGTGCGTTCTTCAAAATCAAAAGTAAAAGGCCTGTCAATCGAATCTATGGCCGAGAAGCTTAGCGAAGAGGGTTACTTAACTTTAGATGAGCACGGCAAATTTGATACTCGTGAGCTTGAAGATAAGTTTGCAGATCAGTTACGTGGAATCAATCAATATTCAAATAAAGTTGATCCTGAGTTATTGGACTATGCGCAAGACATGGATTTGCTACAACGCTATGCAGAAGTTCGCACAACTAAAGGCAAATTGTCACTCGATTGGATAGAAGCTAAATACGGCCGTGACAGTGACATTTACCAAAGTATTTCTAAAGGTGCATATGGCTTTGCGCAGCGTGGAGGTGAAAACCCCGATGTTGTTGCGGAAATGTTCGGTTATGAAAGCGGGGATGCATTGATTCGTGATTTGCTTAATTCACCAAGTCCAAAGCAAAAAATTGATGAGCTCACGGATGCGCGCATGGCTGTACAATATTCTGAATTTTTCGATCAACAAAGCATTGTAGAAGCAGTTGAAGCAGCGTTACACAATGATGTTCGTGCGCGAATGCTGTCCGCAGAAATGGCTGCGCTAAATGGTTTACTTGGTCGTAAGTCTGCTTTGAATGAAGCAGCAAAAGCGGTTGCACAAGACATTGTACAGCGCCAAAAAATTAAAGATATTCGACCACATGTACGTGCGCAAGATGATGCGCGTTTAGGTCGAATGGCTAACGACGCTTTTAGAAAAGGCGAAACAGTAGAAGCAGCGCGTCACAAGCGCAATCAATTAGTCCAGTTCTATGCGACTAAATATAGCTACGATGCAAAAGATCAGATTCAAAAACACCTTGATTTAGTCAAAAAGGTTTTTGGTAATAATGAGAAGTTAGCAAGAAACCGTGACTTTGATTTTGTGACTGCTGCCCGTGGGATTTTGGGTAAATATGATCTTGGCCGTGAATCTACAAATTACGAGCATCAATTAGAGTTGATACGTAAATACGACCCGACTACTTATGCTGAAATCCAGAACATTGGCGCATTACCTGAAAACCAAAACTATCGTGAATTAACGCTTGAGCAATTTAATGCCGTAATGTCGGCAGTCGAAACGCTTTGGCATCGATCTAAAGAAAATAAGATTTGGCACACAACCAATGAAGCTTTTGAACGTGAACAGGTCCGTGAAGAACTAATACAGCAATCAAGCGGTAAGAAAAGTATTGAGAAGATTCAGCAAAATCTACTCGGCAAAAACAAGACTGCCGAACTTAAAGCAAAATTCATGGAATTAGGCGCGTCAGCAAAACGTGTTGACCAGGTGGTGACGTGGTTAGATGGTGGGCCAAATGGGAAATTCCGCACTTATTTAGTCAATCCTATGCAAGATGCTTTGGCTAAATACAGAACTGAAAAGGCCAAAATGCTTAAAGAAGTGGTCGATACCTTTGAAGGTTTCGGCAAGTTAGATAATTCAAAAATTGCTGCACCAGAATTAAATAACTTTACCTTTGTTGGTAAACAATCCCTGCTACATGCGATTTTGCATACAGGGAATATGAGCAACAAAGAGCGTTTAGTTTTGGGTTATGGTTGGGGCGCACGTTTAGAAGACGGTTCTGTTGATTTCAGTGCTTGGGATAAGTTTTTTAATCGGATGGTTAATGAAAATGTGATTACCAAAAATGATATGGATACTATCCAAAAACTTTGGAATCTATTTGATAACTACAAAGAGCAAGCGCAAATCACACATAAGAAAATTAACGGTCGATATTTTGATGAGTTACCACGTACACCTATTAGCACACCATTTGGAGAATATGAAGGCGGCTATGTACCGGCTGCTTATGACCGTATGCGCGCAAATGAGCAAGACCGTATTCAAGATAAAAACTTAGCCGAAAACAACTTGCAAGCCTTAGACATTGCAACGACTGGCGCAAACTTTACAAAGTCACGTGCAGATCGGTACCACGATCAACTTGAATTGGATATGTCGCGTTTACCTAGCCATTTAGATAAAGAATTGCGCTACATCCATCTTGAATTACAAATTCGTCAAATCGGGCGTTTATTGCTGAATAAAGATTTTAGAAATGAAATTGAGCGAGTAATGCCGTTTGGAGTTAAGCAAGTTTTTAACCCATGGCTTAAAGCAATAGCAAATCAGACGGTCGATGAAAGCTCAGGTGTTAGTTTGCTAGATAATATTTTCCGTACTTTGCGTCGTAACACTGGTATTGCGATTATGGCAGGTAACTTAAAAAACGCTGTTGAGCAGTTCACAGGTTTTACACAGGTTGCAGTTGCAGTGCCTCCAAAGCAATTGCTTAAAGCACAGGCTCATTATTTTGCTTCAGTTGCTACCCGTGAAGACATGGCAAATAACATTATGGAAATGTCAGACTTCATGAAAACACGTTTTGACCGTGCAGCTGATGAATACCGTTATGCCGTGGATGAAATTGTTTTTCAGAAGGGCGCAATTCAAACAGTGAAAGATTTTACTATGAAACATGCATATGTATTGCAAACAACAATACAACGACCTATGGAAATGATTTCTTGGCAAGCTGCATTCAACCACTATACGGAGCAAGGTTTTACTCAATATGATGCTGTACATGCAGCTGATGCAGTTATTCGCCAATACATGACAGATATGTCACCGGAAGGTATTTCAAATCTTGAACGTGGTACGCCTGCTAAACGAATGTTTTTGATGTTTTACAACTGGTTCAATATGATTTGGAATACAACCATGTCTGAAGCTAAGCTTGCACTAGAAGCAAGTAACGGTTCATGGGTACAGGCTTCGCCTAGATTGGCCTATGTTGCGTTAATGATGGTATCAATCCCTTCAATGTTGTCTGAATTGCTAAGTGTAATATTTGCGGGCGGTTTACAAGATGACGATAAAGACGGCGAAAAGTGGGATGATCTTTCTGCAAGGCTTGCTTTATCGCAATTAAAAATGCTTGCTGCATTTGTGCCATATGCAGGTAACGTGGTAAACGCTGCCATTAGCAACACCGATAATAATGTGATGAATGACCGTTATACCGCTTCACCAGTGTTCAGCATGGGTGAAAGTGGACTTTCATTGATTCAACATTTCAAACGTTCTTTGGATGAGGACAAAGAAGTAAACCAAAGTAAAGCGGCAAAAGACTTAATGAATACAGCAACGCTTGCTACTGGTATCCCGTTTGCTGTTTTGGGTAAGCCTTTTGGGTATTGGCTCGATGTAGCTCAAGGTAAGAAGGACGCACCAGACAGTATTTATGATGCTACTCGCGGAACTATTACAGGAAAACATGCACCTGAAGATGATAAGTAATGATGTGGCGTGATCTGTTGTTATTTTCCGTTATTTAACAATAATTTGCCTAAAAATTATAGTTGACTCTGTAATTTTGATAGTTCAATATCTAATCAAATTATGGAGCTTTTAACATGAGTTATCTGGTAACTAAAAACTTGGGCAATGGCTTTTATTTAGGTAAAGGCAATGCTATGCAAGTAGGTAAAGAATTTGTTGTTTTTAAAAGTGATACAGAAATGTTTATAGGCGTAGAGTCGTACAAATATGATGAAGCAAGCAACAAATTGCTTTGGGAAGGGATAGAGGATTTAGGGATGACAGTTGTTGGATTCGCGGCTACTGAAGATGATGCGTTGGATTTAGCATTTTGATAAGTGTCTGTTGACACTGCACGACCTGTAACCATCCTATTATTTGTAAGGTTACCTAAAATTGGCTGTAGAGATTACGGCCTTTTTTATTGGTGAGTTTATGACTGTTTCTGTTACTGAACGGCTTAGTCCTTTGTACGAAGGTAATGGGACTAATACACGTTTTGATTTTACCTTTCGCGTTTTTAATCAGGAGGATGCTACGGGTGTTTCTGTAAAGCATCAAGTAGGGGCCGATTTCGAAAATGTTGATGAAAGTCTTTATACGGTAACGCTTAATGAAGATAACTTGGGCGGTTATATTACTTTTTTAAATGCACCAGTTGTAGGATTTCAATTTTATATTGCAGGTGAAACCCCTGTTGATCAGGCGTTAGATATAACTAACTATGATAACTTCTATCCGGATGCTATCGAACATTCCTTGGATAAGTTAACTTCTATACTACAAGAATGGGCACACTCATTAGGACTTGAGAAGCTGTCGCGAGATAAAGCACTTGAAATATTAAACCTTGCTTTGCAGGATCAAATTAGAGAGCAAGGATTGGCATTAGACCAAATTGATGCATTTGCTCAAGACCTCGCAAATCGGTTGCAAAATATTGTAATAGAAAGAGGGTGGCTTGCTGAGCTTGTAGCAGATGGCATTGAAAACCAAAAGCAGATCAATGATAAAACGACGCAAAATGTACCTGATATCCAAACTTTGAAAGTGCTTATTGTCCGTAGAAACGGTCAAAGAGTTCTAGTTAACAATAGATATGTTTATGAATATAAATCAGAAGCTGAAAATGCCATTGATGATATTTATTCTATTTTACCTTCAAATGGAGTGGGGCGTTGGATATTGCAAAAACCAGTAAACCTTTTTGCATCAGACTTCTGTTTAACTTCAGTTCAGTCTGAGTTGAGTCAATCAGTAAAGTTGCAGATGGTTAATGATCTATCTGTTAGTTTTAATGTTCCTTTTATTGTAGATGATGAATTTATGGTTGCTCCAGTTGAGACTGACCATAATATTTGTTTTTACGTCCGAAGCAACAATGACATTACCTTTACACCAAGAGGTAACTTTAAAATCATACCAAATGATTTTACAACTTATTCAATTCTACATATTGAAAACATTGAGAACTATAAAGTTTTGTTCCCGCAAATTACTGGTGATAGAGATCAGCATCTAGGGACTGAGGGTGAATGGGGGTATGGAATCGCTAACTACCAATCCAAAAAAGGCTATATTTATCGACCTAAAGTTACTAACACTTGGGGTGATGGTATTTATGTCGGCCGTCGTTGGGGGTTAATAACCGATGATACTCCAACAGATATTACAATCTCAGAACCAACCGTATTAAATGCGGGACGAAATGGCATCTCACTTAGTGCAGGCACGAGAGTAAACATTTTGATGCCTTATGTTTTCGGTGTGAAGGGTAAAGCACCTGAAGCAGGCATAGATATTGAGCCAGAAGCCGCGGATGGATTGCCAAAATCACATTTGAAAGACTGTATTATTACCTCTCCAACTATCGAAAATTGTAAACTCGGCTTGGTTGGATATTTTTTTCCAAATGATTCTACATATGAATTGGAGATTTCAGGTGTCACAACTATTAAGAGTTGTGAACAGCCTCTGGTGCTTTGTGCAGGTGGAGCAAATAATCAAGGTTACATTGATATTAATAAGATAGTTCTATCTGATTTAAAGGGAAACACATTACTTCAAAATGCTTGGCATCGAAATGGTAGCTTCCGTTGTACGATCAAAGAACTGGTAACTGATAAATCTTTACCAATAGTGATGACAATGAACGGAGCCTTTAATACTGGCAAACTTGGTCATTTTGATATCCGTAAAATCATTAACAATGACCCTAGTGGGAAAATAGGGTATTACGTTCCGACTTCAGTGCAGAACTATGAAGATAACTCATCTTACATGTTCGAAGATCCAACTCGTGCTTACATGGATTTTGACTTTACAACTCATTTCTTTGGCAAAGATTTTCAATCAAATGTAATTACGCTACATACTGGATGGACGGCCTCTTCACGAAATATGTCAAATATTATTTGGCAAGATCCTTCTATCGATACGTCTGGTAATTCTGCAATTTATATTGCTACAAACAATGACTATCGACGTTTAAAAGTTGGTCTTGCAAATAACACGACGATTGTCGGCCAAGGTTGTAATATCTCTGGTTTGCGTATACGTAAAGCTGATGGTTCTTACTATACAGAAGCACATACTCAAACTATTGGTGCTTGGCTAGATTTCCAAAACAATTTAAATGGCAATACAGAGGTGTTTGGCTCCTACGGCACGTGGTTATTTAGCTAAATAAGAGCCCTGACTTGTTCAGGGCCTTTTACTGTCAACAGAAAACGATACTAAAAATAAACCAATCAATAAAATGATGAAAACATTAGCTTGGTACCAAAAATGAACGATCCATTAACTATTAAATCTTTACCTTGGGTAATTAAAATCTGGGCGGCAGTAATGGGCGGCATTTTTGCTCTCATGCTTAGCGGTGATATTGATACCGACGGAAAAATTAAAAACAATTTAAGTGTAATTCTTAAATTATCAATCAGCATCACAATTAGTTTATATGGCGGTTCTGCATTTATTGAATACCAAAAATTAGGAAATCTCCACCCGATGACACACGGTTTCATCATGTTGATTTTTGCAGTTTTCGGAATGCTTTTAATTGGTATCTGGTACCAAGCGATTAGGTTATGGAAAGGCAAAACAATCAGCGAACTAATCACTGAAATTAAAGATTCATTCAAAGCACTGTTTAAATAGGAGAAAGCCCCATGTCAGTAGATAATTATATTGATGAGCTAATCAAGCGTGAAGGCGGTTATGTAAACAATTCTAATGACCGCGGCGGCGCAACTAATTTCGGCATTACTGAAGCGGTCGCACGTGTAAACGGTTGGAAAGGTCCAATGCGCGATTTGCCTTTGGATTTGGCAAAGCAAATTTATAAACAACAATATTGGATTAATCCTCGCTTTGACCAAGTTAATACTTTGTCGCCATCAATCGCAGAAGAGTTGCTTGATACAGGTGTCAATTGTGGTGTTGCTTTTGCAAAACCTTTATTACAACGGGCTTTGAATCTTTTGAATAACCAAGGTAAAGGCGGTTGGCCCGATCTAGCTGTCGATGGTATTTATGGTTCAGCTACACTGGGAGCGTTAAAAATCTTCCTTGCTAAGCGTGGTAAAGACGGCGAGAAAGTGATGCTTAAAGTTCTGAACATTATGCAAGGCCAGCGCTATATTGAGATTTGTGAACGTAATCCCACGCAAGAACAATTCTTTTACGGCTGGATTAATAACCGGATCGCATAAAGTGATTTTGTGTAAGAGAACCAAGCTAGCAACTTTTATCACTCTATTGTGCATTCTGTTTTCAGGATGCACAGCGCATTCAATCAAAAACAATATTCAAGTATCATTATGCGTAAAGGCACTTTGAGTTTTTAAAATGGCGCAAGTAATGATTATGGTTATGGAGGCAGGCAAGGCTGAGCACACATGCAACTTGCTTGCTGACATAAACAAAAACGGTGAAGTAACAAAGCTCTATGATTATAACGGCAATGAATTAAAAATTAACTTTTTGCAGGGCCAAGTCTATTACAACAAAACTTGGTGGCAGTTTACTAAGAAGCAAGACATCTAAAATAAAGCCCCTATTTAGGGGCTTCTTATTATGCAGCGTTTAGCATTTTTGCAATTTCCGATGCAGTCGGATTGTAATAGGTATTAACCAATACACTAATAGTTTTGTGTCCTGTGATTTTGGCAAGAATCTCAACAGGCAAACGATAGTCATGAACAAAGCGCGTGATTGCCTCATGCCTTGAATCATGAAAAGTAATCACTCCATCTAAACCAACACGGCGTAAATTGCGCTGCCAAATAAGTCTAAATGCGTTTGATGTTAAAGGGACCATACGACTATCATTTGGATCGTCGGGCAACCAAGAAAGCATTTCTTTTGCTTTAGCTGTTAGGGGTACGTCACGAGATGAGCCGTTCTTGGTGTCTAATAGTCGGATAAAGTCAGTAAAGATTAGTGACTTTTGTACACTTAGAATTTCACCTTTACGCATTGCTGTTTCAAGGGCGAATAGAAAAGACCACGCGACACGGTGTCTCGGCTGTATTGGTGTTTTACCCCATTCATAATCCAAGCCTTTAATTACTTTATTAATATGGTCATCACTTATACGTTGGTGCCTTGGCGGAGGTGCTGAAGGTTTTGTAATTTCTTTGAATGGATTTTCTTTAGTTAAAAATAATTCTTTTCGTGCAAAGTCAAAAACTGAACTATACATTGCCATTTCTCGAATGACTGTTGCGCCCTTAACTTGTTTTAGACGCTTATCACGCCATTGCTTGACTAGGGCAGGAGTTAGGTTGTGTATAGATTCATCTGCAAGTTCGCCCCAATTTTTCTTTAAACATTTAAGCATTTGTACAATTAAACGGGCGCTTTTCATTTTGCGGCCTTCATCCTGATAATACATATCAAAAAGGGCTTGAAAAGAAATATGGATTTTTTCAGGTTCTGAGGTTGGTTGTTCAGATTGTAATTCTAATAGTTTTGTGGCGGCCCACTGTTCACACTCACTTGCTGTGTCACGAGTGGCAGCGTAGCGCTTGCCCTTAAAACGAACTTCAATACGCCAAGCGTTGCCGCGACGGGTCGGTTTCTGCATTTTTAACACTCCAAATTTCATGGTGGCGCACTGCCGTCAAAAATTGAAGATGTACAAATGACACCCACTTTTTTGGCGGCGGCACGGAAATATAAAGCGTTTTTTAATGTGAAATATGACTATTTTGAATAGTCATAGCTGACCTATCGACAATAAAAAACAAGCCAAAAGATTACTAGAATCTTTCAGCTTATTGATTTTTAACAACAAATTTTGGAGCGGGAAACGAGACTCGAACTCGCGACCCCAACCTTGGCAAGGTTATGCTCTACCAACTGAGCTATTCCCGCAATGTGAGCACATTATAGAGTGTTTCATTAAAGTGTCAACACTCTTGTGATCTAATTGAACGTTTAATCAGCACGACGCCAAACTGTACCTTGGCGAGTGTCTTCAAGAACTACGCCTTGCTCAAGTAAAGACTGACGAATACTATCTGCTTTAGCAAAGTCTTTTGCTTTTTTCGCATCAACACGTTGTTGAATGAAATCTTCAATTTCAGCATCAGACAAAGCAAGCGCTTCTTGTCCAATATCTGATTTTAAGAAATCGTCTACATTGTGTTGTACCAAACCTAAAATGTTGGTGAGGTGACGTAGTGTTGAATAAAGCACAGTCGCTTGGTCAGCTTGCTCTTCTTTTACGGCACGGTTTAACTCTTTGTTCAGTTCAAACAATACAGCCATTGCTTCGGCAGTGTTGAAATCGTCACACATTGCATTGTTAAAGCGTTCAACAAAGCTTTGATCAAGCGTTTCAGTTGTCGTTTGACCATACACTTGTTGGTAAGCTTTAAATGAATGATAGAAACGAGTTAAAGAAGTTTTTGCCTCTTTAAGTGCTACATCAGAGAAGTTCACAGGGCTACGATAGTGTGAAGACACAATAAAGTAGCGGATCACTTCAGGGTGGAATTTCTCCATTACGTCACGAATCGTAAAGAAGTTGCCTAAAGACTTAGACATCTTTTCACCATCAACGTTAATAAAGCCAACATGCATCCAGTAGTTTACATATTGCTCACCAGTCGAAGCTTCACTTTGCGCAATTTCATTTTCATGGTGCGGGAACATTAAATCTGAACCGCCACCATGAATGTCAAAGTGATTGCCTAGGCAGCAAGTCGACATTGCAGAACATTCAATGTGCCAACCCGGACGGCCATTACCCCAAGGGGATGCCCAAGATGGTTCATTTTCTTTTGCATGTTTCCAAAGCACAAAGTCAAAAGGATGTTTCTTTTCAACTTCTACATCGACACGCTCACTTGCGCCTGCTTGCATATCATCAAGCTTACGGCCAGAGAGACGACCATATTTTTCAAATTTGGTGACTTCAAAATAAACATCACCGTTTGAAGCAGGGTAAGCAGCGCCTTTATTCACCAGATTACCAATCATATTTTGCATCTGGTCAATATATTCAGTCGCTTTAGGTGCTTCATCTGGTGCTAAACAGCCTAAGTTCGCTGCATCTTCATTCATGGCATCGATGAAACGTGTGGTGAGCTGTTGGATTGTTTCTCCATTCTCATTCGCACGCTTGATGATTTTGTCATCAATATCGGTAATGTTGCGAATGTAGCGGACTTTCCAGCCTTGACTACGCAAAAAACGGATAATGTAGTCAAATGCAACCATAACTCGAGCATGCCCGATATGACAGTAGTCGTAAACGGTCATACCGCAGACGTACATATCGATGTGACCTTCTTTGCGAGGTACAAATTCAACTTTTTTTCGTTGCTCAGAGTTATATAAAACAAACGGTTGCAT